CAAATTACCATGCAGATAATTTTTAAATAAATCTTCAAATAAATTTAGTTCAACAATAAACTCGGTAAGATCTATTATCTCATTAGCTGAGTTAATAAGTTTAAGTTGTTCAATTCGTACCTCACCAGCACGTTGAAGACCTTGTTCGCCAATCATTATTCACCTAGTTTCTTTTTAAAATCATTTACAACAGAATCAATATACGAGGCTTTTAATATCTTAATTCTACGTTTAGATTCATTTAGCTCATCTTCAAATGTAAAGTTTGAAATAGGGGTTCCAGATAGCAACACCGTGCTGGTAATATTAGCTCTGTTAGCTGTATTTGAGGTGTTTAAAATCTGATCTCCAGTTTTAAACCCACCAGTAGTTACGGTTACTCTTACATTAGAACTGCTATTTTTTTGAGTAATATAACCTACACCATTATTAGTGTTGTTAGTTATAGCATCATTAACGTTAAAATTTGCAAAACTATTAGATGAAATTAAATACACATTGCCGTTGGTATAATTGCCATCAGCATCTTCGTAGTGATGAGTGGCGTTTGCATCTGTATATTTACCGGCTACGTGTCTGATAAGATTGTTTGTATCCAAAGGCCAATCAAACCGAGGGTCAATAATTTCATTGTAATGTAATATTAACCAATGAAGTTCAGGGTTGCTGTAAAACTTACTAGCAACTAGTTCAGGTGTTTCACCATCTTTTATATCGTACTCATCATAAAGACCTAGATTAGTCTTAACTTCTTCAGATAAGGTAACACGGTTGGTAATATTCGTTACAACTTGAACCGTGCTAGCATCATCTAACGAATAGTAGGTGTATGGAAAGCTTTTAAAATACATTAGTAACCGTCCTGTATCATATTCTTAGTAAGAATTTCTAACTCACGGAATGTAAGTGACATGTTTATCTCAGTTGGAGAGCCATCTCTAAAAGATGAAAATTGTTCACCGCCATAACTTACATCCATATTTTCTAATACACAGGTTGCAAATTTATGAAAGTATCCATTCTCCTCACTACCAAAGTAATAGGAAATATTAAACTCAGATGGATATATAAAGAATAGTTTACCTTCTGACATTTCTGGGTGCATATGAAATTTAAAGGTTTTTATAATTTCGTAGACATCATCAGATTCTTTTTTATTTTTAGGAAAAAATTTATACTTAAATGCAAATGATCTAAAGTCAACAGATTCAAAAACAGTCTCTTTAAATGGATTTAAGGAGGTACCCGAGGATACACTTAATGCTGATGATACATCTGCAGCGCCAAATGCCCCTGGAAGTTTAGCTAAAGATGCACCCATTGCAGATACAGATTCTGCACCTGCTCCAACTAACCCTTGGCTATCAAAAACACTACCACTTAATACACCAAGCAAAGTTCCCAATTCTTTATTAGCATAATTCATGCTATATTTTACTGTTGGGGGACCATCAACATAAAGGGCAATAGCGTTAGAAATCCTATACGTAGTATCTTTTTTAAGTATATCAGAACTAGCCATTGTTGCACCAACTGCAAGACCAGCTCCTGCACCGACCACCTTAGATACGACTTTTGCTGTGGCGCCTGTCTTACCAAAAGCAGCACCAGCAGCGCTTACTAACGATGTAACTGCTACCCCCGTCGCCGCAACTGCAGCGCCTTCTGTTGCAAGTCTTATTGTATCGCTACCCAATTGGTCTTTGGAAAGATTAGCAGAATTGGGGTCTCTTTTAACTTCAAATTGTCTATTATCTTGATTAAACTTAGATTTACCTCTAACGTTAATGTTAAAAAGAACGTAATGTTGTAAGTTAGGAGCTGTCTCAAGTTCAGAGGGGTACTGAATTACATTAACATCAAATCTATTTCGATCTATACTTCCGGCAGAGGCAGTGGATTCTTTGTATGCATCAAGTGCTATTTCTGTACGTGTACGTTGTTTTGTGTCTGCAGCCATTGCTTTTCCATAAATAGTGGATTAGGTTATATTATATTTATCCCGTTATGTACAAAGCAACTTACAAAGGCCGATATAGGGTCGCTAATCCATCTAAGTATAGAGGTAACATTCACGACATCATCTATAGATCGTCTTGGGAGTTAAAATTTATGAAATGGTGTGATAATAACGCATCGGTGCTAGAGTGGGGGTCAGAAACCATGATTATACCTTACAAGTCCCCTGTCGACAGTAAAGTACATCGATACTTTGTTGATTTTTATATTAGAGTAAAAGACAGACACGGCGCTATTACAAAATATTTAATTGAAATCAAACCTGAAAAGTTTACTAAACCCCCCTCTATACCTAAACGTCAGACTAAAAGATTTGTTGACGAAGTGTTTCAATATGGGGTGAATCAATCTAAATGGAAAGCTGCTGACGAGTATTGCATCGATAGAGGAATGAAATTTCTGGTTTTAACCGAAAAAGACCTTGGTTTATAATAGATAAATATAATTATGGCCACAGCTGTTAACCCTTTTAAAGATATTAGAATGAAAGCGGGTGATGTAGATCGCTCTCTTAACTGGTATCAGATTCAAACTAAGAACCTTAAGAACATTAGACCTAATCAGCTGATGGCAAATACGCCTGAATTAACGACAACCATTCTACCTGGTAATATGTACATGTTCTTTTACGATGCTAAGTTAAAGGATAAATTACCATACTGGGATATGTTTCCTCTGGTATTGCCTTTTAGAAAAGTAGCAGGTGGGTTTTTCGGGTTAAACTTACATTATATACCTTACCCTGTGCGTTTTAAATTACTTGCAGCAATGCATGATTTAGCCTATGATGCTAAGATTACCGAGAATACCAGACTCCAATTGAACTGGAGAATATTAAATGCTTCAACTAGATATTCTCCAATTAAGGCATGTGTTAAACATTACCTGTATGAACAGCTTCAATCTAGATTTTTGAAGATACATTATCCCGATTGGGTTACTGCTTCTCAGCTTCCTGTAGAGAGGTTTGTTGGAGCTAATAAACAAGAGGTCTGGAGAGACTCCAGAAAAAAATATTAATGGCTAAATCTAATTTTAATTTAAGTCAGTTTATAGGGGCTATTAGAGAAGATAGCCTTGCAAGAGTAAACAGATTTGAAGTCTTTATTAATCCCCCTGCAGCAATGATTAATAAAAACCGTTCTAATGCAAGTGCGGTTAGCTTGTACTGTGAAATGGCAAGCTTACCCCCGGTTAATATATCTACCAAATCATTTAAAATTTTCGGACCTACATATCAAAGACCGTTCGGAGCTGAGTACGGTGGGGAAGGTATATCTTTGACTTTTCATGTTGATAGAGATATGCAAGTTAAAAAATTCTTTGATGATTGGACTGCAACTATAGTAGACCCAGATTCCGGTTTAGTAGGATTTCAAGAAGATTATATTTCAACGATCAGCTTAAGGCAATTGGATGAAGAAGAGAATGTTACATATGAGTTAGAATTATATGAGGCGTTTCCTAGGAGCGTTAATTTACTAGAGTTAAATAACTCAGCTCAAAATCAAACCCACCGTCTTAATGTATTATTTGCATATCGATATTGGAAAGATATAGATAGAGAATTCCAGACTATGCCAATGGATATACCAAGACAAAGACAGTTCCCTGAGGTGCCTGCTATAGATACAAGAACAATGAATACAAGTACCGGAGAAGACCAGTATGACCAGTTAGGTAATTTTATTGGTCGATTTTAAATAATTATAGGAGATATTATGGCTTTACCAAAATTAGATACCCCGACATATGAATTGATTTTACCTTCAACGGGAGATAAAGTAAGATTTAGACCGTTCTTAGTTAAAGAACATAAAATACTTCTGACAATGTCAGAGGCCGATAATAACGAAGTATCTAGAATTATAAGAGAGTTAGTAGACGTATGTACGTTTAATACTATTAAGATTAGCGAGTTACCGCATTTTGATATTGAATATATCTTTATGCATTTAAGAGCTAAATCTATAAGTGAGACTGTTGAAGTAATTGTTAATTGTGAATGTGGTGAAAAGATAGATGCTACATTTAGCATTGAAGATCTTAAAGTTGTTAAACCAGAAGGTCATTCTAATAAAATTATGATTAACGATGAAATCGGCATTGAATTAAATTACCCTAACATAGACGATGTTGTAGATATTTTTGCTACAGATGATAACCAGAAAGTTATTGATCTTATCTTAAAGAGTGTTAAGGCTATCTACAACCAAGAAGAATATTGGTCTGCCAAAGATCAGACTAAAGAAGAATTAGAGGAGTTTATCTTCTCTCTAACCAAAGCCCAGTTTGATAAATTGGAGCAGTTCTTTGTAACAGCGCCAAAGATTGTTCAAACTATTGAGTGTGATTGCCCTAAGTGTGGAAAACATAATGTTTCCAAACTTGAAGGATTACAGAATTTTTTCGTATAACCCTTTCCTCGGATAGCTTAGCTAATTACTTTACGCTAAACTTTTCATTAATGCATCATCATAAGTATAGTTTGACTGAAATTGAAAATATGATGCCGTGGGAGAGGGAAATTTATGTTTCGTTATTAATAGATTATATTAAACAAGAAAACGAAAAGCTGAGAATGCTTAAACAAAATGCGAGGAATTCATGACAAAAGATAATAAAAAACAAGAAGCTGTAAAGAAAGCAG